CGAACTCGTGGCACGCCCCAGATGGAACCACTCCCGCAACTCACCCTCGATCTCTCTGGTACTTCATCCAGTACGCCTGGGGAGTTGAGTTCTACTTCAGAAAGCACCCCGACCAAGTAAAGTGGCTCGCGGACGACATCCACGGACCATACATTACGTGGCTCCAGAAGTATCTCCTACAATGGAAGGCCGACTGCCAAGCCGGTGGCACAGACCGAATGTACCTCGCGGTCATCCTCCCTCGCGGCTTCGGCAAGACTGTCACTGCCACGAAGTCAGCCTCCATCTGGACTCATCTCGACGACCCGGACATGAGCACCCTGTTCTGCTCGGCGACCTCGGAACTCTCCGAGGACATCCTGAACACGATCCAGCAAGTGATCGAGGGCACGGATGAGGACTCTTGGTTCGGGTGGCTCTTCGGCAACTGGAAGAAGGGCGCGAAGGACTGGACGAAGAAGTACTGCCACCACGGCTACCGCTCGGCGAGAAACCTGAGCGAGCCGTCGCTCGACATCACGGGCGTGGACATCGGTATGACGGGCTATCACCACCGGCAGCACTGGTGGGACGACCCGATCATCAAGAACAAGTTCCGCGAGGGTGGCGTCTACTTGAAGGGCGTGCACGAGGCAGTCAATGCTTCATGGAACGCGCTTCAGACCAACGGCCTCATGGTGTTCGTTCTCACGCGCTACGCGGACGGGGACGTGGCCGGCAAGCATCTGAAAGAGGAAGGTGTCGCGACCTGGGACGGCATGCCGTGCCCGAACATGACGCTCTTCTCGAAGAAGCCGATGGGCTCGGGCGTCTGGCATGTCTACTTCATGCAGACGGAGAACGAACTCACCGGGGAGCCCACGCACCCCTTGCTGTGGGACAAGAAGAAGATCGAGGAAGCCAAGGCCCGTGACCCCGAGGACTTCGCCTGCCAGCAGCAGAACAACCCTGGCACTGGTGAGCGTGCTCCACTCATCGAGTCGCAGCTACCCGAACTCTTCATGGACTACCGGGACTTCCGCTACTCAGTCCCCATCGAGTCCGCCTCAGTCCACATCGACACCGCATTCAAGAAGCTGTCCAATGTCCGTGAAGGCGACTTCAATGCCATTGGCGTCTGGCTCAAAGACGCTCGCCGGAACGGCATCATGTACCTCGACACAGACATGCTGCGGTGGTCGAACGAGTGGAGAGAGGAAGACTTCAACGACCAGTTGCTCGGAGTGCTCCTCAACCTCCGGCGCAGAGCGATCCGAATCTCGCACCTCACTGACGAGGTCGAGCCGGGTGGCAAGGCTGGCACGTACAAGAACAGGCTCATGGCGCTGGCGAAGCAGGCCGGCTGTCGCATCCACCCCGACAGGTTCATCCAACTGAACCGCGGTGGAACGAACAAGAAGGCGCGCATCCGAACCTCGGTCGGTCACTGGGCTGAGAACTATGTGCGCATCCTGCTGCACAAGGACATCAACGGGCGGTGGATCATCCCCCCAGTTGTCCTCGAACTCTTCAACCAGATTCTTCGCATCGACGCCGTCGAGCATGAGGACATCGCTGATGCCCTCGCGGACGGCTTCATCGCAGCGATCTGGACGCCACCCGATCAGCAGTACTTCGGCAGTGCAGCGATGGAAGGTGCAGACCCGATGCAGCCCGGCGACCCGGTTCTCCGGGACCTGGGTGGGCAGAATCCATTCCGACCACCGTCATCCGAAGAGATATTCAAGCAGTGGGATGAGCGCGCGGCCAACGGCCCCGATGATGGGAACCGCGGTGCCGATGGCGACCTCCTGCCGCGAGACCCAGTCTAGGGTCGGAAAGGAACACATGCGGATCGTGTACTTCGACCTGGAGACACGGCTACACGCGAAGGACCTCAACGCCGAGCATGAAGACTTGGGTTGGGATGCACTGCGCCGGGGCGAGGGTGGGATTTCCGCCCTCATGATCTACGACGCAGCGGAGCAGTGGCTCTACCCGTACGACGACCACTCGGTGATGGCTGCGGCCAAACACCTGGAGTCAGCGGACCTCGTGGTGGGCTTCCGCTCAGAGAAGTTTGATGTCCCGGTTGTGGAAGGCATCCTCGGAAGGAACCTGAGACTTCGCAACCACTACGACATCTACACCGAGATCGCACGCGCGAACGCGCACCGAGGGATCGTGGGTCTGAAGGGAGACTTCACCCTCGATGCGGTGTGCAAGCGCAACATCGGTAGAGGCAAGGTCGAACACGGGTCCAATGCCAAGGAGTTGGCTGCTCGGGGTCACTGGGGCCGTCTCTTCTACTACTGTGGTGACGACGTTCATCTCACGCGGGACCTGTTCATGTACATGTGCCGGCGCGCGGGCTGCGTCAACAACAACCACGGCTTTCTGTCACTCGACATCCCCGACTGGATACGTCGTGAGGTGTCGAAGGAGACTTCACCATGATGCTCACCATCGAACGCGCTGAGGGGGCTACTGCCTACCGCGAGCAGATGTGTAACATGGTCATCGACCGGATGCAGACTTCGGAGTCAGACTCCATCGTCAACCGGCAGAACTGGCCACGTTACTACGATCTCTGGCGCGGAGCATGGACCGGGCGCTACCACCCGCACAAGAACAATGTGCACATCCCTCTAATCTTCTCGGCCATCTGGGCGGACGCGGCTCGCAAGGCAGCGACCTCACTCAACATGTGGCCTATCGTCACGTTCCTCGGCTACGGCCCCGACGACATGTCCATCGCGCGCAAGCGTGAGGCCCTGTGCTCGGCCCAGTTCAAGGATGACGACTGCTTCCAGAAGCAGGTAGACATGATCGTGCAGGCCGACCTCTACGGTAAGGCCATCATGCAGGTCGGCTGGAAGTACCAGGAAGAGGAGCGCATCCTCGAATACATCGACCGCATCCCGATGTCGGGTGAGGTCGTGAAGTCGATCAAGAAGGGCAAGATCGTCTCCTTCGACGGTCCCGAGTCCATCCCCATCGACTTGCTGGACTTCTTCCCACAGCCTGGAATCAAGCGCATCAAGGACATGCGCTGGTGCATCCGCCGCTACTTCCTCGACCTCGATGAGGTCCGCTACCTCGTCTCCCAGGATGTCTTCGACAACTCGGAGTACTCGCGCATGATTCGCGAGGGTGGCGTGGGTGGTGACGAAGCGCTCTCACAGGCGATGGTCTCTCGGTTCGCAGTGCGCAACGGCATGAGCGAGACCACCATCCGCTTCATGGACAAGTACTCGCGGCCCATCGAGATTCTGGAGTACTGGGGCTACGTCCCATCCGAACTCTCACCCGACGGCGTGCTCAAGCGTGTCGTCACGGTGGCCAATCGCCGGTACCTGTTCCGCAACAACGCCCTGCCGTTCTGGCACAACGCGCTGCCGTTCCTTGAGTACTCACCGACGCCTGACCCGCACTACTTCTACGCGCCGGGCAAGGCTGAGATCGTCGAGAAACTCCAGATCACCGGCAACCGCTACCTCAACCAGACGCTCGACGCAGCCGACCTCGTCATCGACCCGATGTGGTTCTATGACCGCGGTGCCGGCATCAATACGAAGAACCTGTACGCCAAGCCCGGCCGCTTCATCCCGATGGATGGTAATCCGAACGAGATGATCGCACCGATGCAGGCGAATCTACAATCCCTCCTGCTCGGGGACAAGAAGATCGACCAGATGCGTGAGTACGCCAACATGGGTACGGGCATCGTGGACGACGCTGTCGCCGGCCTTCAGGGTGCCGACCGCCAGACTGCTCGTGAGTTCATCGGCCGCCGTGAGGCCGCCGGAACGCGCCTACTCCTGGAGTCGCGGCTCTACGAAGAGACGTTCCTCGAACGCATGGCCAACATGTTCATCGCGCTCGACAAGCAGTTCCTCCAGCCTCCCGTCGAGGTTCTCATCCTCGCGGACGGCGCACAGTTCGATCCGGTCACTGGGGCTCCAATCGCGGCTTCTCGCGAGAACCTGTCCCACTATGACCTCGTCGCCAACTACGCCGCGAGGGCAGTTGGAGCTACCTCGGCTCTGTCGAAGGGCATGAAGCAGCAGAACCTCATCCAGCTTCTCACCGTCATGGGCTCGCCGCTGGGCCAGATGGTGATGGGACAGATCAACGCGCTGAACTTCTGGCGCTCGATCTTCCGCGAGTTCGAGGTTCCGAACATCAACGAAATCTTCCAGCCGGGTGCTGCTGGTGGCGCGGGTACGAACCTGAGCCAACTCATGCAGAACCTCGGTGGTCAGGGACCGACGCCTACTCTCAACCAGATTCCTTCTTCGGGTCAGATCGTACATGGTGTCGGCCTGCCGGGTTCGCCCGGCATCCCGGGCCAGATGGACCTGCGGAGTGCGCTGCAACCGGCAGCGTAGAAAGGCTGATCCGTGGACTTCAAGGACCTGTTCGATGTGAGTGACCTGACGGACGAGGAGCTTGGCCACCTTGAATGGGTGCTCAACTCCCCGTCCTATGAGCGGGTCTTCAAGAAGTACCTCATGAACATGAGCAGCACGCTCACCCACCGTCTCAAGAATCCCTCGCGTGAGCGGAAGGACATGTATCCGTCCGACTTCCTCCGCGGTGGCATCCTCATGATCGACGGGCTCGTCACCTTCTTTCAGAAGATCGTGGCCGAGACGCAGATGGAACGTGTGGCACGCGCGAAAGGCGTGGGCCTGTCACAGGAGGAGCTTTACGAGAAGCTCCGTCAGGAGGGCAAGTCTCGGCCGGCTGGTCAGACCGCGCAAGCGGAAGACGAGTATCGAGCAGAAGACGACCTCTAGGAGTAGCCATGCCGAGTTCGGAAGTGATGCACAAGTTCAAGAAGGGGACGCTGAAGAGTGGTGGTTCGGGCAAGCCGGTGAAGAACCGGGCGCAGGCCATCGCGATCATGCTGTCCGAGAAGCGCAATGAAGCAGCCCACGGCGGCGAGTACGTCAGTGGGGGAGAAGCAGCCCCGCGGGAAAATCCCGTGAAGAACGCGCGCAAGCGCAAGAAGTAGTCTCCAACTCGCGGGACAACCCCGCAGAGGCCCGGAAGGGTCGGAAGGAGCAACATGATGGACCCCAGAGAACAAACGGCTGCGGAAGCGGCCCTCATCCAGCACCTCGTCGAGACCGTCGTCATCCCCGAGGTCATGGAACCTATGGAATCAATCGGATGGAGTCACGCGACTCCTCCTCCACCTCGTGTGCCTGGGGACAACCCTCCTGCGCCGGGGAACACCAGCGCACCGACGCCTGCTCCAGCACCCGTGGTCAGCGGACAACCCGCACCGACTCCGGTTCCTGCTGCTGCACCAGCGGCCGGTGAGCCCAAGAAGGACACGCCAGCGGCTCCGGCGTCCGGCGATCCTCTCGCTTTCCTGGAGGGGATGAAGGACCCGAGTACGGGACTCTACGGGGGCAAGTACAAGACCCGTGAGGAGTTCATCCGCGGCGTTGGGCATGTCGTCCAGATGGCGAAGGGCGCGTACTCGCAGGCAGACCTCGCTCGGCAGGAAGCCGACCGTCTCCGCGCTGAGAACGCACAGCTTCGCACTCAACCCGCTCCCTCCCCGGGTGCGGCTCCTCAGCCTGCACCGGCTGTCACTGCCTCGCAAGCAGTGACTCCGATCCGCAGTGCGAAGCTCGACGCGGTGTTGTCGAAGCTGAAGGACGAGGGTGGTATCCTCGACGAGGAGAGTCTGAATGCGTTGGTGGCGGGACTTAGCGAAGTCGCCGTCGCCCAGGCCACTCAGGCTGCTGAGAACCGTGTTGCCGAGCGTGAGAGCGCGAAGCAGGCGGAAGACGCGAAGTGGCGAACGGTCGATGAGCACATGAGAACTGTGGCTCCCGACTCACTCGCCTACTCGAATGAGATCGGACTGTACGTGCAGTCCACCCCACTGGTCGCGGCGGCTGTTGGCTCGATGATCCAAGGGGGAAAGCTCAATGAGGCTGCCGAACTGGCTTGGACGATGTTCAAGTCGGCTCACGAAGGCATGTCGGTTGAGCAGATCAACGCTGCCACCACTCAGAAGCAACTTGAGTTGGAGGCTGGCGATCAGGTTCGTCGCGAAGCGGTGGAGAAAGCGCGCAGAGATGCGGGCGTCATCACCTCGGTTGCGACTGGTGTGCACGAGACTCCCGGTGCGGTTGGCCCGACTCAGGAAGAGATCGACCAAGCTGCGGCCGAGATGGCGGCTGGCGACGGAACTCGCTGGCGCGCACTCACCATCGGTAGAACGCTCACGGACCCTATCTTCGATAGGTAGGTCCACAGTAGTAAACCCACGCTCCCACGCGACCGCGAGGGAAGCGACGACCAATGGAGGTACTCACGATGAGTACTACCAATTCAGGCGTCTACAAGTGGGGCTTGCTGCCCGGCGTTGGTGTGAACAAGGAAGACCTCCTCGATCAGATCACCAACACGGACCCGTTCGATGTTCCTTGGACGGCGCAGGCTCCGAAGGTTGGATGCCAGCATGTGTATCATCAGTGGCTCAAGGATACGCTCGGCCTCGACACCATCGACACCTCGGGTGCGGTGGAAGGTGCTGACTATGCTTACGAGTCCACTTCGACCCCTGAGCGCGAGTTCAACGTCACCCAGATTCTCCGCCAGGACATCGGCGTGTCCGAGACGCAGCGTGCTGTCAACAGCGCGGGCTTCAAGGATGCCTATGCCCAGGAGATTCAGAAGGCGACGAAGCGCCTCGCGATCAAGCTGGAGAAGGTTGTGTTCTCGCCTCTCACCACGGCGACTGGCGCAAGCGGTGACGCTCGTGTCATGCGTGGATTCCAGCACTTCCTGACCACGAACACCGCGTATGCGGGTAGCGGTGACGCGACCCACGACGGTGTACTGACCAGCACGGACTTCAACGACATGCTGGATCAGATTTACGGTTCGGGCGGCAATCCCGAGCAGGTCTACGTTTCCCGCAAGGTGAAGCGTCAGATCAGCGCGTTCTCGCTGACTCAGCAGAACCGGAACATCGCCGCGGTGGACAAGCGTCTGGTGTCGGCCATCGACTTCTATGATTCGGACTTCGGTCTGATTCAGGTCGTGCTCGACCGCTGGATTCCTGAGTCCACGAACGCGAAGGGCGTCACTGCCACCGCGTCCGCGACTGCGACTGGTGGACAGATGTTCTTCCTCCAGCGCAACATGAACCGTCTGGCGTGGCTGCGTCCGATGAAGCACGAACTCGTGGGCAAGCGGGGCGACTCGGTTGCCGGCATCGTCGTGGGTGAGGTTACCCTCGAAGTGCTGAACGAGAAGGCTGAAGGCCGCATCCTCAGCGTCAACAACCGTTCGAGTGTGACGTAGTCGTCACAGTCGTATGGAACACACCAAGGAGGGTGGGGAGCAATCCTCACCCTCTTCTGGTCTACGGAGGTATCCGATGGGATACACCAGTGGCAAGCAGAAGGATGATCTCCCTGTGATGGTCGGTGGGGCCGGTACGTCTGGGCTCCAGGACACGAACAAGGACATCAACAGCGAGACGTTGCCGTACTCGACCTCGATGACGCCGAACGATGGCGACAATCCGGCGATCTCGTCTGGTGTGCCCGCTCCCTCGGGTGCGGACATGCGGAACAAGTCGGGCGGCTCGGTCTCCGAGGACTGTCCAGGAATGGGGAAGGGTTGCTAATGGCAGCCCGTCCGTCAATCATCAAGCGGGACAAGCACCAGCAGATGCTCGATGAGATGCACAGTGCACTCTCATCGCTCGGCGATCTGGTGCGGACTCCCTTTCCCCACGAGGGGGACAAGTTGCTTCCGACCGCGGTTCACCCAGCGATGCCTGGGGCCGATCAGGCGAAGAAGCACATCGAGACGCTGCACAAGGCGTTCAAGTCCGTGAAAGGCGGCAAGGAGAAGTAACATGGCGAGGAAAGGACCAGCATCTCACTCGCGCTCGCGCAAGGGTATGGGCTTCGAGGCTGCGGTCGAGTCTGCTCGCGAGGGTGGAGCGAAGAACCCAGCCGGAGCTATCGCTGCCAACGCGCAGAAGTCGAGCCCGGAGGCACGGGCGAAGAACCCGAACCTGACCAAGGTCGCGGGCGTTGGCAAGCCGGGGCACCGTGGGGCCGGACAGAAGGGCTGATGGAAACGACCTACGACATGGGCGTCACCCCAGGGAAGGGTGCGAACCGTGAAGACATCAGGAAGGGTCGTCGGAGTCCGGGCAAGGTCGCGAAGGATCGCGTCGGCCCTATCGTGGACACCGATGAGGCTGTCACACCGAAGCGGAAGAAGCCCCGCCCCAAGAAGTGAAAGGAGCCGCCCATGAGCGGTGAGATCACCATCAACAGAATCAGGCGCGAGCATGCGACCCACATGAATCTCCTCGGTGAGATTCTGAGTCCAGAGGTTCTGCATGCTCACGTACCTCGGCTCGCCACGGTGGCTGAGGCGCGTGTTGAGTACCGCAACAAGATGAATACGTTGCAGGCACTCGGTGCCCACTCTCGTGCGACGGGTTTCGATCCAGCACGGAAGTTTCAGTACGTGGCCCAGATCGACCAAGCAGTATGGTCAGTCATTCTCGAAGTCTTTGCGAAGTACGAGTTCGTCAACGCGGATGACCCGAACAGTCCCGCACGTCTCACACATGACGGTCTCCTCTACATCACCGACTACCGGGGCAACGTCGTACTCAACCGCCCCTTCTTCTACGCGCTCCTCGCGGGTCCTCTGAAGGACTACGACATGCGTGGCAAGATCAAGCTCACCTGAGCGGAAAGGACATCATGTCCGAGAACTTCTTCATCTGGACCACCAACGAGGCGCGAAATCCGAATGCGTGCCAGTACTACCGCATTACGACGCCGCTTCACCAGCTTTCCAAGATGTACCCGAACGTGAAGGTCTACGAGGATACGGGCGAGCGCCCGGTCGAGGCCGTGCAGGCCATGATCCAGTCAGACCTCGTACAGTTCTACTCGCTGGGTGGTGAGGACCCGCTCCACAAGCTACGGGTTCTGAAGGACATGAAGCCGAATGACCTCGATGGCCGGATGATCTACCCGCCCGCGGTCGTGTATGACACGGATGACAACGCGGACTTCGTGCATCCATTCAACCGCACGTTCGCCTTCCTGGGCGTCCGCTCTTACCCTGATGTCCGTCTCCTCACGAAGGATGATGGTGGGCTGGAGTGGGCTGACCACAAAGGCCGGCAGCAGGTCCTCTGGGAGGACCAGAAGACTGAAAGCCTTGGGTTCCAGTTCGACATCGAGCGGAACCTGAAGAACATGAAGATCAGGCACACGCTCATCAAGGAGTGCCACGGGGCCACGGTCTCGTCGCGCGCCTTGAAGTCGTACTTCGAGAACGTCATCGGGCAGAAGAACACCTACATCTTCCCGAACACCGTTGTGCCGAGCGACTACGCCCAGCGCTTCGAGGCCGTCCGCAAGGACCCCGAGTGTGTCCGCATCCTATGGCAGGGTTCCGAGTCCCACTACGTGGACTGGTACCCACTGCGTGATGCTATCTCCGAGATCACGAAGAAGTACCCGCAAGTCAAGTGGGTCATCTTCGGTCAGTGGTTCGACTGGGTGCACGACATCATCCCAGATGATCGTGTCGAGCACCACGACTGGGCTGCCTACCAAGCATTCAAGCTGACGCGCGGGCTGCTGAATGCCGACATCAACCTGTGCCCCCTCGCGAACAATCCATTCAACCGCTGCAAGTCCGCCATCAAGTGGTATGAGGCGTCGATCTGGAACAAGCCGGAAGTGACGCTCGCTCAGAAGACCGAACCCTACCACGAGATCGAGGACGGCGTGACCGGCCTCCTCTACAGCACGCCCGCTGAGTTCGTCGAGAAGCTCTCGCTTCTCATCGAGAATGCGGACCTGCGCAGCAAGCTCGCCAACGCGGCGAAGCAGTGGGTGCTCGACAACCGCACCCCAGAAAAGACGATCCCCGGCCTGATGGACTTCTATCAGGAATGCCGGAACATCCGCAAGGGTCCCGAGGGCAAACTCATCGTGACCGGCACGGACGCTGACATCAAGAAGCTCGCGAAGTGGGAAGCTGCCTTGCGACGGTAGGAGAACTCATGTCCATGACCAGGGCGAATGCCCAGAAGTACGTTGGCGGGATCATCGGTGGTGCCCGCTCCAGCCAGATCATGCTTGCAGCCGAGGACGCCATCCTCCGTTCGTTCGAGGATTGGCAGGCTGCCAAGTTCTGGCGTTTCCTCCTGAAGGACACCGCGCGAGGGTTCCGTGTGACTTCGTGCGTCACGACCACGAGTGTCGCGACGATCCCAGCCCCCTCTACGGGGGCTTTCGATGCTGTGAACATCGGCATCACGGTCACCGGCACGGGCATCGCTGCCAGTACGACCGTCACTGACTACTCGCGGAACACGGATGGAACCGTAGCTACGATCACGGTTTCCCCTGTAGTGACTACGGGTGGAACGGTGACGTTGACGTTCGGGGGCAACATCCCGATCATCGCGGGTACGCAAGAGTACAACGCACCTCAGGACTTCCAGTCGTTCTACCACGGTCGCACGCTGGTGAACAAGTGGCCGCTCTCGTACATCGAGTACCGTGAGTGGAACCGGGCTGTTGTGGATCACACGGTGCAGGGTATCATCGAGGCCGTGACCATCTACAACCCCGACAGTGAACTGACGCAGAACTACGGGACCAAGCGGCTCCGTACGTTCCGTATCTCCAGCCAGAACGACATCATGTTCATGCAGTATTACAGGATTTTCAGCGTCCTAGCGGACCCACTCGACATCCCTGATGACATCCTCTACAAGTTCCTCGACTACGCCCAGTGGCGATTGGTCGAGAAGAAAACTGCGCATGACGACCGGCTTCCGGGCCTGGAGAAGATGGCGCTCGGCTCCCTCGCTCAGGCGATGGCGAACGATGAGGAAGAGACTGAGGACGAAGACGTGTGCATGAAGTCCCAGATGGAGATGTTCGGCCAGAATGGTGGCCGCCGTCCTCTGTGGTCCAATGGTGCATTCGACGCCGAACCTCGATAGGAGACTACCATGCCGATGACCCCAGTTCAGGAGTTCTTCAACAAGGGCCTCGTGACCGTGCGCGATGCGTCGTTGCTGGTCCCGGGTGAACTCCAGCAGTGTGACCACTGCGTCTATCGCCCGTTCGACGGATCAGCTACTCGCCTACAACGGAACGGACCTCTACATTGCGCCCTTCACGGCTATCACTGGCCTGACGTGGACGAAGCTCCAGAACATCGGCACGCTCCACAACGATGGCGATGAGAAGATGACCACGGTCAAGTACGACACGGCCTACTACATCCTCAACGGAAAGGACATGGGTCGCCGGGTCAGCTTCATCACGCCTGTGCTCAAGATCATCACAACTTGCACTATCGCGAGCACGACGGTCGTGACCTCTTCGGAGGCCAATATCTTCACTGACCTCGTCGTCGGTCAGACTGTCACTGGCACGGGTGTTCCCGCTGGTACCGTTATCGCGAGCAAGACGTACACTGTGACTGCGGGTAGTTACGCGGTCACGGGACTCGTGCTCTCCCAGGCGTGCTCGAATGGTGCAGTTACTCTGACCTTCACCGCGGATACGTTTGTCAACGGTCGTGTCATGGGCATGGTCGCTGTCGGTACGATGGAGAATGAAATCACCGTCAACACTGGTGCTGCCTTCGCTTGGCCGAACAGTGGTGACTTCGGGGGTAACGGTTTCTACTGGGTCTTCTACACTGAAGCAATCATGCCGGGTGAGATCGACGACTACGCGAGTGGCTTCGTGGAGTCAGCCTGCACAGTGAAGGACACGGACCTCAAGCGGTTCGAGATCACTTTGCATGCAACGCAGGGCATCACAGTCACACGCAATGCCGCCCTCTTGAACGACGGTGGTGTGGACAAGGCGCAGGCGACACACTGGATCGTCTACATGTCGCCCATGAGCAAGGACCCGCTCATGATCCCAGATCGGAGTCAATTCGTCCGGTTGGGTTCGCCAATCCCGATCCTCAACACGACGGCCTCGATCACTACGACGGCAACTCAATCGGGTTACAAGTTTGGAACGGCTACGGCCAACGTAGCTGGATTCTCGAACGCCACGAACCCTGGTGGTGTTCTCCAGCAGGGAGGCGCGTACGCGCGCTTCGACAACGACTCGACGGCAATGTACCTTCGGACCTTCGGCATCGCAACCTCAGCACTCACGGTTACGGGCATCGACATCGAGATCGGGATGGCATACAACAGTGCCATCGGTGGTGACGGTGCTGGGATCGCAGTGGTTCTCCAGCGGACAGACTCTGGTGAGACCACGGTATCGAAGCAGAGCCGGAGCATCGAAGCGAAGATTGTTGGACACCCTGGCGGCTGGAAAATCTTCCACCTTGGGGGCTCCTTCGATACGTTCACCCCGAGCCCGAGCGCATGGGTTGGTTCGGACTTCTTCGACAGTGGTGCTGGCCACTTCCGCATCTTTGTCCGAACCTTCTGGGTTGCTGCTTACCTCGACTACGTGAAGATCAACATCCACTATGACGGCTTCGCACCGGGCACTATCGGAGCCAACTACCGGACGGTTACGTACCGCTCGCAGGTTGGAACGACGGTCGTTGACAGTGCGGCTCTGCCCCCACCAACGGGGCCAGCAACCGGCGCAGTCTACCGTGGACAGATGGTGTTGAACAGCAGAACGCAGCGGAACGGCATCTTCTACTCTCAGGTTGGGTTCCCCGAGTACTATCCGAAACCGTACTTCATGACGTTCGACAGTCCGAAGAAGGACATCGTGACGAACATCAAGCGGGTCGGCAAGCTGCTCGTGGTCGGACTGGAGGATAACATCCAGCGGGTCAACTACCTTCCGACGGAACTCGACACGGATGGGCAGAGTGGGCTTGCATACGAACCCATCGCGACAGACCACGGCATCGCGGGTCCCCTCGCGGCTTGCGTCGTGGATATTCCGGCACTCGGAACTGTCCTCGCGTACGCCTCGTTCAAGGGTGTCCACTACACGGATGGGATCAGGTCACGGTTCTTGAATGCAGACCTGAACTGGTTGGCCCTCGTCAAGGCAACGACCATCTCGAACATTCAGTTTGTGTGCTACCCAGCCATGAACTGGATCGTGATGTTCTACTGTCCATTCGGAGCAACGCACACGCGCAACACGCGAGCGATGATCTTCGACTACAGCCCAGACAAGTTGAAGGATGGACCGGGTGGTGCTTGTCTCCCTGCTATCGGACCAATGACTGTCTCAGCCCGTAGTGCCTGTTCCGCGACGATCAACGGTGTGGACTACTTCCTCACTGGTCATGAGGCATCTGGCTTCGTGTATGCAGAGGATCAGGGTAACGCACTTCCCTCTGGCTACTACACACAGGAGGATGC